GTATGACACACTTTGTTTCTAATGTTGCTAACTCAACATTAATGTTTGTTACTCCAGATTATCGAGGAACTTCAGCTAGTGGTGTTCGAGGAAGTTTAATTACTGAAACTAGAATACCACAAAGCGACTTTAATATTGATACTCTTGATGGAAATGGACCAAGTGGTTTTAATATCGATTTAAATAAAATGCAGATGATGGGTATTCAATATACTTGGTACGGTGCAGGTTTTGCTGACTTCATGTGTCGTGGTGCTGATGGTAATTGGGTCTTCGCACATAGAATTAAAAACAATAATGTTAACAATGAAGCTTACATGCGTTCTGGTAACTTGCCAGTTCGATACAGTATTGAGAATGATAGTCCTACAACCTATTTAACTTCTGCAATGGATAATAGTCAAACAACTATTCCTGTAGCTGAGACTAGATATTTCCCATCTTCAGGTACCGTTTGGATTGAAGGTGAAGCAATTTACTATTCAGGTAAAAGCACAACATCCGGTCCAGGAAATTTAACAGGTTGTGTACGTGCTGCAACAATGACAGTGTATCAATTAGGTGTAACTAATACTGTATCAGGAGGTGTAGCTGCTTCTCATAGTAATAATGCAGGTGTTATATTGATTAGTAATACTGCTAGTCCAACATTGAACCATTGGGGTTCTGCATTAATTATGGATGGCGGTTATGATTCTGATCGTGGTTATATCTTTAACTATCAAAGAGCAGTAGCTTCATTAACAACAACTAACCAAACAGCATTCTTAATTCGTTTAGCACCTAGCGTTTCGAACAGTCAAGTTGGTTCTTTGGGTGTTAAAGACTTATTAAATCGAAGTCAATTGTTGCTAGAAGAAATTGGAGTTTCAGTTCACGGTGCAGGATCAACACCAGGTTCCGTTATTGTTGAAGGTGTTCTTAATCCTAAAAACTTGAATACAGCTACATGGACAAACTTAACGCCAGAAGCTGCTGGTGGTCAACCTAGTTTTGCACAGGTATCAACATCATTCACTTGGGTATCGGGAACATTTGCTTTACCTGGAGAACAAGTTTTTGCGTTTACTGGACCTACAGATACCGGTGGTGCTAGTAAAGAGGTATTAAGTCTAGGAAAGTTGAAAGAATTATCTGGTTCACCTTTAGGTGGTGACTTTAAATATCCTGACGGTTCTGATATTCTAGCTGTCAATATTCGTTTATCAGCAGGTACAGCTTCAAACTCAATATTACTACTTCGTTGGTCAGAAGCACAAGCGTAATCACTTTAAAGATAAAAATATGGCACAAATTACTACAAGAGCTGAATTTAAAAATTACTGTTTACGCCGTTTAGGCTGGCCAGTAATTCAAATTAATGTAGATGATGACCAAATTGAAGATCGTATTGATGATGCTTTACAGTTTTTTCACGACTATCATTTTGATGGGTGTGAAAAGATTTACATGAAGCATCGTTTTACTCAAGAAGATATTGATCGTAGATGGATTTATTGTCCTGATTCGGTAATATTTGTGCATTCTGTTTTGCCTTTTGATGATTCTAATTCTTCAGTCAATATGTTTGACTTGAGATATCAGTTAAGATTGCATGATCTATATGACTTTACTTCGGTATCTTACGTGTCTTATGAGATTACCATGCAACACATTCGCACATTGAATCTGTTGTTTTCTGGTACTCCACAATTCAGATTTAATCGACTTCAAAATCGTTTGATGTTGGATATTGATTGGTCGAGAGACGCTACTGTAGGTGAATATGTAATCATCGAATGTTATCGTAAAATGGAACCTGATACCATTACATTAACTGGTACATTAACTGGTACAAATACTTCTAATGTAATGACAGGCACAGGTACAAAGTTTGACCAAGAAATTATAGAAAACGATTTTATAACTTTATCGACTGGACAATCAGTTCAAGTTAATAGAATAATTTCTCCAACAGAAATTTATATTACTGGTAATTTAACAAGTAATATTGCTTCAGTTACTATGACTAAAGCTGGATTCACAGATGTGTGGAACGATAGATTCATAAAACAATATGCAACTGCTAAGATCAAAGAACAATGGGGTTCTAACCTGAAGAAGTTTGGCGGCATTCAAATGCCAGGTGGTGTAACTTTAAATGGTAAAGAAATCTATGATGAAGCTGTATTAGAGATTACTAAAATAGAAGATGAGATGCAGATGTATAACGTACTACCCAATGAAATCATGATGGGTTAAAATGGCAACAAACTTTTATTTTAATAACTTTCCTGCCAATCAGATAACTGAAGAACAACTTTTAGTTGAAGATTTGGTTATTGAAGCAATGCAAATATATGGCATGGATGTTTATTACTTGCCTAGAACATCTCGTGATCCTGACGGTGAAGATAAGTTATATGGTGAAGATACTCTGAAACAATATGTTAGTGCAGTTCCAATTGAAATATATTTGGAAAATGTTACTGGTATGGATGGTGACCAAGATTTTATTTCTAAATTTGGTTTAGAAATTCGTGATGAAGTTAAAGTGTTAGTATCTCGCAGAAGATTTAAACATGAAATCGGCACCGCCAATTACAATGTTGCTAGAATTGGTGGTTTAACAGCATCTAATAATACTGCTCCAAAAAGACCTAGAGAAGGTGATTTAATTTTCATACCTTTATTACGTGGTTTCTTTGAGATTACTTTTGTTGAACATGAAAACGATCAAGCAATGTTTTATACTTTAGGTCGTGGCCGTGGCGGTAACGTTTATGTTTATGCATTAACTCTCAAACAATTTGTGATGTCGGATGAAATTATAAGTACAGGTCGCAGTGAAATTGACGATCAAGCATTCGACTATTATCGTAGAACAAGATTACCGGTGACTGTAGGTACAGGCACCTATGTTCAAGGTGAGATTGTTTATCAAGGTTCAACTTTAGCAAACGCTAATGCTCAAGCCATAGTACATACATGGACTGGTAATTATATAGATGTCATTCGTGTAAATGGTACTTTTGCTAATGGACAATTCTTAAAAGGAAATACAAGTAATGCAATCTATACTGTCTTTGCACCAGACGATATGATTGTATTTAATAATAGTTTTGAAGATGCTATAGATAATTACAGAATAGAAACCGAAGGTGAAGGTATTATTGACTTCACAGAAAATAACCCATTTGGTGAGCCATAATGTTACATAACGAATTTTTTTATAATAGAACAATTAGAAAAATTGTTGTGGCATTTGGCACAATTTTTAATGACCTGCAAATTATTAGATTTACTAAAGCAGGTGTAGAGAAAGAAAGAATTCGAGTACCGTTATCTTATGGTTCTAAAGAGAAATACATGACTCGACTTTTGGCAGATCCAGATTTACTGAAGTCTGTCAATACGGTTGTTCCTAGAATTTCATTTGATATGACTGGAATGGCATATGATCCTTCTAGAAAACAAATAACAACTGCCAAAAACTTTGCCACTAATAATTCTACAACAACATTAAAGTCTCAACGTATGCCTGTGCCATATACGTTTGATTTTTCAATGTCGATTTATGTTAGAAATACTGAAGACGGCACTCAAATATTAGAACAAATATTACCATTTTTTACACCAGATTATACTGTAACTGTAAAGTTTAATCCAACAATGGGTGATGTAGGTTCTAGTGATATGCCTATCACATTAAATTCGGTGTCAAATGAAGTTGATTATGAAGGCGACATGGCATCTACTCGATTGATTATTTGGAACTTAGAATTTACAGCCAGAAGTTTCATATGGCCTGCAATCAAAGAAGAGTCTTATATACGTAATTCAAATTCAAATGTCTATATCGAAACTACAACAACCAGTAATGTAACGACCAATAATCTGACAGTAATCTTTCATACCGAATCTGATAATGCTGCGTCAATGATAGACGATGAATTTGGATTTGCAGATAGTATAACTTACTTAGTTTAATATATAATTATGAAAAAATTAAATGAAAAATTATCAGAAGTTTTTGATGTGGAACCTATAAACGTTGAAAGTAACATTGTCGAGGTCAAAGAACCTATAGAAGATGATGCAGATTTTGCTCGTCAGAATATTAGAGAACTGATAGATAAAGGTAATAAAGCAGTTGACGGTATTCTTAATGTTGCCAAAGAATCTGAAAAGGCGAGAGACTATGAGGTCGCTGCCAATCTAATTAAAAGTCTTTCCGATTTGAATAAAGATTTAATGGAGATTCAAAAACGTAAGAAAGATTTGACAGGTAAAAAGAATGATGGTCCTATCAATGTTGATAAGGCTGTATTTGTGGGTTCAACTAACGAATTAATGAAACTTTTAAAAGATAATAAATAGGACTAATATGGAAACATTAATAACACAATTAAAAACTATTCTAGGAACAAACTTTGCTTTATATTTTAAAGCACATTCGTTTCACTGGAATATCGAAGGTTCAAACTTTCCACAATATCACGATTTTCTAGGTGATTTTTATGAATCTGTTTTTGGTCAAACTGATACTATTGCAGAACAGATTCGTCAACTGGATGCATATGCTCCAACATCTTTAGGAAGAATGATAGAGTTGGCTGATATACCAGAAACAACTAATATTCCACCAGCACTTGCCATGATGAGTGAATTAAAGAACGACAATGATCGTTTCATCATTCATCTACGTGCAGGTATTGTTGCTGCTGATGAAGCTGGTGAACCAGCAGTTTCTAATTTTTTGCAAGACATTTTAGCTAATCACCAAAAACACGCATGGATGTTACGTAGTATTATAAAATAATGAATGATGGTTATCTTGGTAATGTAAACCTTAAACGGGTTGGTGTCGAACTTTCATACACAGAGGAACAGGTAGCAGAAATACTAAAATGCTCCCAAGACCCCGTACATTTTATTAAAAATTATGTAAAGATTGTTCATGTTGATAAAGGCTTAGTTCCTTTCGACATGTGGAATTTCCAAGAAGATATGGTGAATACCTTCAACGACAATCGATTCATTATATGTAAAATGCCTCGACAGGTTGGAAAAACAACCACAACGGTCGGTTATATGTTGTGGTCTGTTTTATTCAGTGAGAATTATATTGTAGGTATTCTTGCAAACAAAGGTCAATTAGCACGTGACATTCTTGCTAAAATTCAATTAGCATACGAACATCTACCTTTATGGTTACAACAAGGTATCATTACTTGGAATAAAGGTAATATAGAACTAGAAAACGGCTCGAAGATATTTGCATATGCAACTTCTGCTGCTGGTGTCCGTGGTGGTACATTTAACTTAATCTTCTTAGATGAGTTTGCGTTCGTACCACATAACATGGCACAAGAATTCTTCATGTCAACGTATCCTGTTATCTCTTCTGGTAAAACATCTAAAGTAATTATTGTTTCAACTCCTAACGGATTGAATCAATTTTATAAGATGTGGACAGATGCAATTGAAAAGAGATCGATGTATGTTCCTGTTGAAGTACATTGGTCGATGGTTCCAGGTCGAGATGCAAAGTGGCGAGATGAAACTATTCGGAATACCAGTGAAGAACAGTTTAGGCAAGAATTTGAAACTGAGTTTATTGGTTCTACGGCAACATTAATATCTGGTGTGAAGTTGAGATCACTTGCGTTTCACACTCCAGTTAAGTCGGAGGACGGTCTGGACATCTACGAAATGCCACAGAAAGGTCACATGTACGTTTCATGTGTTGACTGCTCCGAAGGCGTTAACCAAGACTATTC